TGAGGATGAAATAATCCCGTTCAGCGGCGTCTGCCAGTCTGGGGCCGGTTGCATTATCCACGCCGGAGGTGGTGGGGGCTTCACGCACGGAGCCTGGACAGGTGGCGTTGATCCGCAGGCGCTTACGACCAGCGGCAACGTCAGCGCGAAGAGTTTCATTTTCAGCTCTCGCATCAGCTAATTCCCTCGAGTATTTTGCATCGAGCGCAGCAACATCGCGCTGGCGCACCTGCATATCAGTAATGGTTGCGTTTGCCAGCTCCAGCTCTCTGGCTTTTTTATCTCGCTGCGCTTTGTAGGTGATGGCGTTATCGCGGTAATGATTCAGCCCCAGACTAAGCGCACCACAGGCCACCAGCAGGACAATAATCACCACACACAGAACACGGTTCATATCCCCCTCACCCCAGCATCCCCGACGAAGACAACATCATCCAGCCCAGGGAAAGAAAAATAGCAACCAGCATTAGTGAAAATGAAATGCCGACGATTACACAGAGGATCTTCGCCAGCGTTATGAGCTTGTCTGACATGCTTAATCCTCTTCACGATTTCAACGCAATGACCAGTTTTGCCAGTCCATACAGCATCGGAGACACAGCAATACCGACCGCCACCCACTTAATAGCAAAAGCCAGCGCTCTGCTGATGTCATCAGTTACAGGCGCTTTCAGTTCAAGGCCGTTTTTCATAGTCAACCTCAACAGAATTCGTTTATACTTTTCCATGTTCTCCCTTGCCTTATCCAAGGTCAGAAACACAAAACCCCGCTTGCAGCCAACAAACGGGGTTTTTACTTTTATTCACTTAGTTTTTGTCAGTTCGCAGGATTTCGTGTTATCCGTCCGTGTGAGCAAACCGCATTTTTCAGCAAAATATTCTGCTTATCTGTCAATTCCCCAGCACGCCAGCGCACTCTCCTGGTCGCGACGGGATACCTGACCGTAACAGTTGTTTGAGCGAATACGGCAGTCTCTGCCACCGTCCTTAATCCACCAGCGAATCGCTTCGCATGCTCCCCTGCGATCACCTGCATTAATTCGTCTGTAAAACGTCGACGGGAAACACTTACCGGGACCAATGTTGTACGGACAGAATGACGCGATCCCCGCTTTCTGGGGTTCGGTCAGCGGCACTCTGATGTTTTTCTCCACCCACGCCAGCGCCTTATCACGCTCAATGGCGTTAACCTGGTCGCATTTTTCCTTCGACAACTTCATGCCCGGAACGACAGGTTTGCCATCCACCATGATGGCACCACGGCAGATGGTCCAGATACCTGCACCATCACGGTATGCCGTGGTGTGGTTACCTTCCTTTTCATCCAGAAACTGGTCGAGAATTTCAGGCGCAGAAGCCCCTGCGGCAATCAGCGCCAGAACGGCAGCCGACAGGCCGTATTTGATTTTTGCGTTCATGGATATTTATCAGGATTTATCGGTTCCGAATCCCTGGATATGTTAAGCCTTCACCCCGCCAGTGGTGGGCACTGGCCAGGGTATGTCAATCTGATAAACACAGAGGTGACTATGGATTATCCAAATCTACCAAAACAAACTTTTGCTGATTTAATCGCACTCAGGCAAGCAGTCGTAGCTCTAATCAACGTGTTGCCGGATGAGGAAAAGGAATTAGTTAAAGCAATTCTTAACAGAACTGCCGCCGATTTTTCATCATTCCCACTGACAGATGACCTTGCGGACCTTCCTGAATTAATTGCAGCGTCCGCCATTAAGCTTACTGAAGAGATTTACTCTCCTCAAAAGCCTTCACAAAATTCCTGCGAGTAACTTCAATGCAATAATCGTAAAACGCCGCGAACTGCTCATCGCGGCGTTTTTCTTCAGGCCGCTGAAGATGCTCTTTCAACCGTGAAGCGCAGCTTAGATGCGCCGCGCGATCAAGAATAGTTTCTTTCATTTCATCTGCTGCAAGCACCTCATTTTTTGTTGGGGTGCTTTTTTTCAATTCAGCGATATAGCACTCCAGTTTTTCAATGCGTGATTCAATATCATCGTTTTCTGACCGCAATGCCGTCGGTGGCGTCTTCAGAGAACCAGTAATTATTCCCGGTAGTTTTCCTCTGTAGGTTATCAACACATCCTGCGCCTCTAAAATTATGGGGCGCTTTTCCGGCGACTGCTCATCCCCTTCACATAAAGCGGCAGCAATATCCATGAAAAACTGCTTCGCCTGTTTTTTCGCCTCAGCTTCGTAAAATTCCAGCGTGGCACCTTCAGTACGGTCAAGACTAATCGCCACATTTGGCAACAACAGTGACGGATACCCACCAATTTCCAGTGCCACAGTAACAGTAATCTTATCCGGGTAATTATTTATCCCTTTAACAACCAGTTCGTATTTTTTCTTCATCGCTTTACTCTCCCCGCGCCGCCTTACGCCGGTCCTCTCTGATTTTGAAATACAGGTTAGTCAGATATGTCAGCAGCCCAAACAGCAGACTCCCCAGCACGCCTATTGCCGCCCACTGAGACGGGGAAACCCTGTCCAGCAACTGCAGGAACCAGTAGCCCGTTCCCACCGCTGACGTGGTGTATGACACACCTGTTGTGATTTTTTCCATCTGGTACATACCCCGTCTCCCGTACTCGGAAGCTCACAACAACAAAAGGGCCACCAGCTCTTTACTGATGACCCTGACTCACCGTTACAGCATTGTGCCCGATTCTGGCTGTGTGTCTGTCATATCCGTCACCGGTGGCTCCGGCTGAATATCACCATTTTCCGTGGTGACATCTTCCGCCTGTGGTTCCGGAAGCAGTTCCGGGGATGGTTCCGGCTGTGCACCAAGCAATTCATCCAGAATGGCATCCACTTCTGCATCAAGACGCGCCTCAAGGTTCTGCCGAAGTTGCTGTTTCAGTGCGCTCCGGACTTCTTCAGAGCGCAGGACTTCCTTCACTGCCTCAGCAGTGACCAGCGATTTTATTTCTGACATAGGATTTTCTCGTTGAAAGGTGTTGTCAAGAAAGTGACTACGGAATGAGCGGATCTTCGGGTTTGCTTCCGGCTGACTGACTGGCGCTGATTTTCTCTGCGGCCCTTTTATCAATCTGCCTGCGCCAGAAATCGCGCACTGCCCTGTACCCACCCGAAAGAAGATACATAACACAGACTGCCGTACAGAAGTACAGCATCACCTGATGAACAAATGTCATAGTTTCTTACCGTTATGGTTGACAATGAGAACTGTTTTCATTTAAAAAACCGATATACGAAAGCATCTTTTCTTTACATTCTCCATTGGGATTACCTCCGCCAGCTTCCGTTCCTGCCGCTGGCGGCTTTTTTTGCCGGTTATGATGATGCCCGGCTTTCGTTAACTTTGACTGTGACCGTATCAAGCAGTACCGGATACGTCGCTTTTGCCCCCGTGATATCTGTCAGCGTCAGCGTATCTGCTGTAAAGTCATCATTTGTCCACATCACAAGGTCAAACGCCGTCTGCTCTGTACCATCAATCACCGGAACGACTCTTTCGCTGTTATTTCCCGCAAAGCGGAAAACAACCGTATGCCAGTTATGGTCAAACGCACCAAATGTACCCAGTTGTGCATTCGACGTGCCCTTGTGGTGCATAAGATTCAGATTTGATGCATCCGTCTGAAGGAAGAATGATGCCAGCATACTGTTTGCTGCCGCGCCTGACGCCCACTGCGACACCGGCCAGTAGAGACCAAAGACAAACTGTCCGTTCACCAGTTCGCTTCCATCCGGAATTTTGAACCGTACGGCAATTTCACCCCCCTTGCTGAGAAGATTTTTTGCCTCCTCCACTGCAACAGTACGGAACATTTTCCAGGACATCAGTTTACCGGGCTGTTTTTCCAGTCGCAGCGCTTTCCGTCCACCGTCATCAGTCACAGTGCCTTTGCCGCCGGAAGCACCCCACTGCTGCTCTGTCAATGCACCATTTCCACTGTTCGCATCATATTCAGCCACCGTCCTGGTACTGCTCACGGCCTCATCATGATCAGTACCAGCAACACCGCCATCCTGCGGTTTCTCAACATCCGGTGTCCCCGGACTGACAGGAGTTGTACCACCCGACTGCGGTGCGCTCTGCCCGGTAAGGAACGATAATGTCCGCCCGGCGTACTGCAAAATGGCACCTGCCAGGCGGTCTGAAACAAGGCCTCTTCGCGCCCATGAACTGAAGTGCGTTTTACGATCGGCTGACGTCCAGTTACTGGCAGTGCGTGACGCAGCGCCATAGTATCCCGCCGGGATAATGTCCCGATCTTCTGACGGCTCGTTTGTCGGCACATTCACACCATGCTCATCCGTCATCAACGGCACAAAGTGAATATTCTGCGCAGCTTTGCCTTTATACCCACCGTAAACCGCCTCATACGGCGCTGCATACCTTTCCTTCCAGTAGTACG